CCCATCGCGCGTGCGGCAGACGTTGACCTTACCCCAACATTGGAAATGGCGGAGGAAGCCGCGAAGGCCTTGCGCTGGCGCGAGGAGCACGGGCGCGGCGGCACAGCCATCGGCGTGGCCAGAGCGCGCGACATCGTCAACCGCCGCCGCTTGTCACCAGACACTGTCAATCGCATGGTGAGCTATTTCGCCAGACACGAAACAGACAAAGACGCGCCAGGTTGGTCGCCCGGCAGCGAAGGCTTTCCTTCTGCTGGGCGCATCGCGTGGGGATTGTGGGGCGGCGATCCAGGGCGAGACTGGGCAACACGCAAACAACAACAGCTAAACGCCAAAGCTCACACTACTCCCACACAGCCCGTCAGCTATGTAGACAATGTCAACAAAGCCAAGCCCTTCCCGGCAGACACCAACAGCGCCAACAAGGTAGACGCTGTCAACGAGATAAATGAAGGCATGCCCGACAGCAATCTCAATTTCAATCCTGTCGTGGGGAGTATCAACTTGTTAGCGCCGAACGCGCATGAGCTATTGCAGGTGCCGGCGCTGCGGGGGCGCTATGACGCGGAGGCAGCGCTTCGGGAGTTGAGAGCGTGGCGGGCGTTTGAGGCAGCGCGGCGCGGGAAGGCCAACAAGCGCGCGTTTGAGCCTCGGCGCTTGGCTGGGCCGATGGCGGACGAGATTGCCCAGGCCGTGTTGGCGGGCGACGCCGGCATCTGGCAGCGGATGGAGCGCCTGCTACGTCCAGACTGGATAGGCAATGTGGTCGCGTGCGTTCGGGCGATGGAGCGCTACCGCGACATTGACTTGAGCGTGCCGCTGACTGTGCAGGAGGAAGTGAGGCAGGGGGCAGAATGGCGGCGGCAGTTTCGGCGCGGCGACTATGACGATGTGGTGATGGCTCTGTTGGGCGGGACTGTGACGATTGAGCAGGCGCGGGAACTAGCAGCGTGGTTTGCCGAGCATGAGGCAGGCGGCGAGGGGTGGAGCGAGGCCGATGAGGGCTTTCCTTCGACGTCGCGCATCAACTACAGCCTGCGCGGGGGCCGGGCGGGGGATGCCTGGGCGCGCGGGCTGTTGGCGAAAATCGAAGCGGCAGATCGGCAGTTGCAGGATATCAAGGACGATTTTGGCGGGCTGCTCTTGCCTCTGCTGCTGCTGGTGATGCGGGGGGATGTGGACGATGAGGCGGCGCGGGAGCGGATGCGGGATTTGATCGCCGGGTTTGCGGAATCGGCCTATCGCGCCGGGCTGGCTGAGGGCGGTATTCTGGACGATTTGACGCCGAAGCAGCGCGAGAAGATCGCGGGATTGCTAGCGCGCCAACAGCCGCTCATCGACCAGTTTCTGGATGAGCTGTTGGCACAGGGGTTGAGCGATGCCCAACTGGAACAGCGCGTCCGGCTGTGGGCCAATGGCGCGCTTCAACCGATCTTCAACGAGGCGGTTGAGGAAGCGAACGCGGACGGGTTGTACATGTGGTTGGAGGGAGACACGCAATTTAAATGCCCAGACTGTGTGCGGCTGGACGGGCAGATTCACCGTTGGTCAGAGTATTTGGAGCGCAATCTGATGCCGCAAACGCCGGGGCAAAACACGGAGTGCGGCGGCTGGATGTGCCAGTGCACGCTAAACCCGGTGGTGGGTAGAAGTCGGGGGAACTGGTAAGGGGGAAGCATGAGGACGATGAAACTTTGCATGGGCGATGGCGCGGCGATCCGCGCAGCGGATGGGGCTTGGCGTGCTAGCGGGTATCTGGTGCGATTCACTGGGCCGGAGAAGCGCGATTTGTATCGGGAATGGTTTGATCGGGAGACGGACTACATGCTAGACGAGGGCTATGCGCTGGACGGCTGCCGGGTGCTGTTCAACCATGGACTGCGCTCGGAGATTGGCGTCAAGTCGATCGGGCGTGTGGTGGCGTGGAGGCGGGACGATGCCGGCTTGTTCGTCGAAGCGCTGTTGGAAGAGCAAGACGAATACCTGAGGCGTGTCATGGAGGCGGTGGCCAATGGGGAACTGGGGCTTGGTTGGAGCAGCGGCGCCCTGCCCCAGGCGGTGCGCGTTTCCGACAACGGGCATGTGGAGTGCTGGCCGATTATCGAGGCATCGTTGACGCACGTGCCGGCAATGCCGTTTGAGACTGCCGCAGCGCTGCGCGGGATCGTGGATTTGACGTCGTCACAAAATCAAACTATAGTACACATGAGTACAGACGACACACGTACAGACTCGGACATCGCACAATCATCTAACGACGAACGAGGAACGATCATGGACAAACAAATACTAATTGACAAACTCCGCGAGCTGATCGACATGCTGGCGATTGAGGATGTCAGTGAGGGAGAAGCTGAGGAGATTGCCCAGGCCGCCTATGACGAAGCGGTTGAGGCAGAGGTTAGTGTGGAAGAAGCGGATGAGCTGCGCAGTGACGACGAGATGAGCGAGGAGGCTGAGAAGGCCTTTATCGCGGCGGCGTATCGCCTGCTTTTGGCGCGGCGCAAGAAACCATCGCGCGTGCGCTCCATCGTTGAGCAGTTGCAGCGCGAGCGCCCGACGTTCAAAACCTCCGGCGCGTTCTCCATCAACCGCAGCACACCCCACACTCCGATGCGCGACATGTTCTTGCAGGTAGCGCGCCTGAACGAGGGCAGCGCGACGCGCAGCAGCATGCGCGCCCAAAACCCGGAGATTGGCACGCTGGGCGGTTATCTGCTGGGGCAGGAAATGGCAACGGAAATCCTGCCGGTGCTGCGCCCGCGCGTGGTGGCGTTCAATGCTGGCGTGAGGAGCGTGGAAGTGCAAGGTGTGGGTAGCTACATCGTGCCGAGGGCCACCGTCGCACCCCAGGCTTACCGCCCAGGCATGAACGAGGCAGTGCCGGAATCGGATGGGCAGTTTGACGTGGTGATCGCGAACATGCGGCCCATCGCCTCAAACATCCGCATCCCGCGCCAGATGCTGTTGAGCCAGGCGGTGGCGGCTGAGGAGCATCTGAGAAATGAGATGGTGAAGTCAATCTCGTTGAAAATCGATCAGGAGATTTTCATCGGCGCAGGCAAGGCAACGGCAACTGATCCGGGCGCGCAAATTTTGGGCATTGAGCGCGTGCTCCAAACCAATCCGACATACGCGTCAACGAATCTGGTAACACTGGCGGCGAACGGGCGCAAACCCGTGTTGCAGGATTTGGAAGATGCGCTGACGGTGCTGGCCAGCAACGACGTTGAACAAAGCGACGAGTGGGGTTGGGTGTTCCATCCGCGCGTCGAGGGCGTGTTCCGCAGCATCACCGACACGACCGGGCAGCCGCTGTTGCGGGGGAACTACGGCGAGCGGGAATACGAGCGCTTGTTGGGCTACCGCAAGCACATGAGCACGCAAATTCCCATCAACCGCACCACGGGCAGCAACAACAACACGAGTCTGATTTTTGCTGGGCGGTTCGATTTCGCTCAATACGTGATGAGCAATCAGATTGAGATCATCGTGGATGAGTACAGTCAGTCTCGGAACTTGCAGGTGATGTTCACTGCCTACACGTTCAGTGATTTCATCGTGGACTACCCACAGGCGTTCTATCTGATCAACGGCGTGACTTTCTAGGGGGGGTGACATGAGAAACGATGCAGTACGAGTAACCAGTGTTTTCAACGCTGCGGTGTCTGGATCGGGCGCTTCCACAACGGGCGTGGACATCACCCTGTTCTATGGGGTGCTGGCTTTGAACATTGCCGCGCGGGCGGGCGGCACGAACACCATGGCCATTGCCATTGAGCACAGCGACAGCCTGGCCAGCGGCTACACGGCTGTTCCGGCGGCTGCGCTGTACGATCCTTCGACAGGCGCGCCAGCGACTTTTGCCAGTGTCTCGACAGCAGCCACCAACCAGACGTTGGGATTGGTGACACAGCAGCTGCGGCGCTTCCTGCGCGTGACCTTCAGCGGTTCAAGCCTCACGCAGAATGTCGCGGTAACTCTGGCCGGCAGCGTGCCGTACAGTGAAACGCTCTAGGCGGTGCTGCCATGAGCATTTTCAACTACAACGCGCAGAAGGACGGGTTTGCTCGCCCCCTGCTGGGGGGCAGCGTGGCCTTCCGCTACGGCACGATCACCTTCAGCGACGCCAGTGCGGTGTCCCTGGGGACACTGCCGGCAGGGGCAACCATCGTGGACTGGTTGATCATCACCAAAACCGCGTTCAATGCGGGCACAACCAACACGATCGACATCGGGCTGGGGGGAACTGGGGATGCGTTGGCCAACAACGTAGCGGCCGGCGCGGTAGGCGTGTACCGCATGGGCGCGACAGGTACAAGCCTGACCCAAGTCGGTGTGCCGCTGACAACGGACACCACGCTCACGGCAACGTATGAGCAAAGCGGCACAGCCGCCACCACAGGCAGCGCGATTGTGCTAGTCGCCTACGTGATGAAGTAAGTGAGGGGGGCACAGCAAACGTGCCCCTTTTTTTTCTGAGGAGGAGCAATGGGCAACATCAACATTGTGTGGGGGCGCGCGTATGGCGCGGGCACGATCAGCACAACGGCATCAGGTGTCGCGGGCTTTGCCAGTCTCACGCAGGCCCAGGTTGACCAGGCAGCGCGCATGCGCTTCACAGTCAACACGAACTCGGCGAACTTCCGTTATGATGGCGGTGATCCGACAACGACAGCCGGGCACACCATCCCGACGAATGGCACGCTGGTTTTGGAGGGCAACCAAGCCATCCAGCAGTTTCGTTTCATCCGCTCCGGCGGCAGTGACGCCGCAGTAGCGATCACGCTAGAATGGTGATGTGATGATCGGCGTTGACGCGCGAGCAGACTTGACAGCGGCTGAGGGGTTGGAGGCGCTGCTCGATGCTAATCAGAAGCTGGTGCAGGAAGTCGCTGACGATTTGCTGCCCTATGCCCAGGCGTTTGTGACTAAACGGCTGGGGGTTGTGCCGCGTCCTGCCGTGCATCCGTTCCAGTTCGCCACGCCGAAATCTCGGCGCTACTATTTCTATCTGGTCAAAACGGGCCGCGTGCCCACAGATGGGAAGCGCTACGTTCGCAGCGGTAAACTGCCCAACGGCTGGCGGGTGCAGCTGCTGGTAAAAGGGGGTGAGTTCAGAATCGGCATCTTCAACCCGGCACGCGCGGCGCAATACGTGTATGGCACACTGGTAAAAGATGTGGGGCGGGCGCGGCGGCGACAAGTGGCTGGGCATCGGAACACGGGCTGGATTCTGGCATCGCCGATTGCGCGCGAGATTGTGGATGAACTGGATGCCGAGTTCCGGGAATTGTTGAATGCGCGAATTGGAGAAGAGTTTGTGAAGCTGGGGCGCACAACCACGCGCGCCAGTCTGCGAAACAGGGGCACATGATGATCTACGAGAGCTATTACACCACGCCGCGTCTGGTGGGGCTTCAACTGGAAAAAGCCAATCCGGGTTTTGCGCCCAGCGAGGCGCTGAGCGAGTACGACGACTATTACGCGAACGTGACGCTGTACTGCCGTCAGGCTAGCGCCTACATCAGCCAGCAAACCAATCGCGTGTTTGTGCCCTATCGCCACACCTACACTGTCAACTTGGAACGGGCATTGCTGCGCCGAGCCATTGCCTACAGCGAACTGGCACTGCCGGACGATCTGTTGGTAGAGACGGCTGTGCATTATGAGGATGTGCTGCTTGACCCCACTTCGTATGAACTGGTGTCGGCGTTGTTGTACGACACACCGCCCTACTACGCCGTGCGACTGAACGCGCAGCTGTGGGGTTTGGGCAGCTTGTCGGTGACGGGCTGGTGGGGATTTGGCCGGGGATTGAGCCGGGCGTTTGAGACTGTGGAAGTCATTACCGGTACGCTCAATGCCAGCGCGACCACGTTGAGCGTGGCCGATGGCGCGCGCTATGACGTGTATCAGACGCTCAAACTAGACGATGAACTGGTGTTGGTGTTGGAGGTTGTCGGGGACGAATTGACCATTGCGCGCGGGCAGCGCGGCACAACGGCCTCTTCCCACACCAATTTCACGATCCGGCGCGCGGTAGTGGAGGATGGCATTGCCCTGGTAGCGACGCGTTTGGCGGCCAATCTCTATCAGCGACGCAACGACGCGGCAGGCCGGATTCAGTTCGCCGATGGCAGCACCGTCATCAACGAGATGCCGCCTGCTGTGCGTGAGACTATTGCGCACTATCGCCGGCTCAATTCTATGAGCGTGTAATGAGCAGGATGAGAGTATTGAGACGTTCGATGAGCGTTTTGAGCTGCCAGATAAAACGGAGGTAGACTATGGGTATCCGGGTGATGACGCGCCAGCGGCTGATCGACATCCTGGGCGAGCTGAATGAGCCGGGCCGGGTCACGACGGCGGTGAACGTGCCGCGCGGGAAACAAGAATGGGAAGGCAGCGTGTTGTACGTGCTGCCGACGCGCACGAGCCAAACAGTCCGGGCGAACACGCTCAACAACACCGTGATAACTTGGCTGATCCAGATCATCGGCAGACAGGTTGGCCAGGGACTAACAGTGACGGCGGAGGAGCAGACGCTAGAACTGGCGGATCGGATAGCGGAACTGTTGAATGAGCGGCGGCTGTTGGAGAAAAACGGGCAGGCATTGGACTATGTGGTGAGCGCGGTACTGACAGCTGACAACGGTCTGCAAAAAATAGAGTACCCGGTGGGGGGCGGCTTGGAATACCTGGCCTATCAATTTGAGATGACGATCACGTATCTGGTGGAGGGGTGTTGATGAAAGGAGAAGTGTGGGGAATTGCAGGTGTGCGGGAACCGGCAGTGTGCGCGCTAAGCGGGAAACCCGTTGCAGGCAAGCACGCGTGTCATGTGTATGTGGCGGGGGCGTACTATGTCAGTGTGCTGTCCAGCGAGTATGAGCGCTGGACATCGGAGCACTGGCAGGCGCTCAAATCGGAATTGGAGCAGTCAATCAAAATCAAGAGCGCGAAGGGGCGCGGGGAGGGGTAAACAATGGCGACAGGGGTAAACAGCTTTTCGACACTGGGGATCAAGATTTTTTACTGGGCCACGAAAAATGGGGTGTATCCGAACGGCACGACCACGACACCACTGAGCGCGGGCAGCGGCGCGGGGATGGGACGGCTGAGCGGCGTGTCGGGATTGAGCGTGACCGAGCCGGACAGCCCCATTATCACAGCATCGGCCAACAACGGCGTGTTGGTGCAGTTCGTCGGCGAACCACAGGAGTTGCCCAGCGGTACACTCACTCAGCAGTCACTAGATCAGCAGTTCGCCGCCGTGGCGACAGGGGTGAAACTGCACACCGAAGGTGACTACGAGTACCTGCCTGGGTTCCCGGCGTGTTTCAACTACGCTGATCTGTTTTTCGTGATCAACGCCCCAGCGAAATCAACAGAACCGGCAACGTTTGGTCAATCGGGCTGGGAAGTGACAGAGTATTTCTTGGTCAACGCTCAAGCGAAATCTGGCGGCGACAAACAAACCAACACCATCTCGGAGATTGCCAGTCCATTGACGCTCAACCGCGTTGGGGTGCTGCCCAGCGGCGTCACCATCACGGACAGCGCCTACGGCACAACTCAGATGGCCAAGCGCGTTTACTGGGCCGAATACCCCATTACGTACCATGTGTTCATCGGCAATGGCACGGCGACGACGGTAACACTGAACGAAACCCCAGCAGCGGCCAATGGCAATCGGGTACAGGTGTGGAACAACGGGACAGCATTGGTGTACACGACTGACTTCACAGTGAACGTGACGACAAAGGTGTTGACGTTTGCCAGTGCCCCAGCGTCCAATGCCGTGCAGGTCATCCGTTACGCGCATGAGGCAACTTGCTAATGAGCGATAACATCACCATCCAAGATGGCGATCAACGTGTAGTAGTGCGTGGCGCAACGGCGGCAGACGGGTTGTATGCGCCCTACTTCTATGCGGCGATTGTCGAGGCAGAGTTCCCAGGCGTGGCGCTAGCAGATGTGCCGGAACGCGCGTTTGCCGCGCCTATTGCGTTTGCCAGTCTGATGCTCCAAACGGTAGAGGCGCACAATGTGCCGATCGTCACACGCTATGCCGCAGCCAGTGAGATCGTCGCGGTGTATCGTGAATTGTTCGAGAACAGCCGATGGCGCGGCTTCGTCGAGCAGTGGTTGAGAGCGGTACAATCAGCCAATGCCGCGCCGATGAGCCTGCAAAAAAAAACCTGAGCCGGGCGGCGGTAGACAGCGAAATCTACCGCCGTATGCGTCAGGCCCAACGGTGGGACGAGAGCGGCATCGCGGCCGAGGAGGAGCTTAAACGCTTGAGCGAGGCGCTGCGGGATTGGGCGCACGATGGCGATTTAGCCGCGTATGAGCTATACGATTTGTGTCGAGCGTTGGATTGGAAAGTGCTGCCGGTGTCGGGCGGCTGGTTAGATCAGCCCGCGTGGTTTGTGGAGGCGGTGAAAAAATTCAGCGCGATGGAACGCTGGGTGCGGTTGAACGATGAGATACTGGCAGACACCAGCGGGCTGCCGAGCGTAGAGGGGCTTGAGGGCTGACGATGGCTGAGAATGAGCTGAGGACAGACATTGTATTTCAAGTTGATAACGAGTCGGTGTCTGACGCGAAGCGCGCGGCTCAGCAGGTGCAGTCATCCGTGACAGGCGCGGCGCGCGCGGTCAAACAGTTCGACGGCGAACCCTTCTCGGACGCGGCCAAACGCGTGAATGATCTGGCGGCGTCGCTCAAAAAAGCCAGCGAGGAGCAGGCCAAACTATCAGCTGGGGCGAAGAGCGCGCAAGCGGCCGACGCGTTTGGGAAACTGGCCAGCGCGGGTAGTGGCCTGGGGATTGACGCGGGGGCGTTGGGCAACCTGGGCGCGATCACAGCCAGCATCGACGCAATCGCGACACTGCCAGCGGCACTGGGTGCAGCCAAAGCAGCAGCGGTAGGATTGGTTGCGGGATTGGCGCCATTCGCCCCGGCAATTCTGGCGGTAGTGGCGGTGCTGGGGCCTTTCATCGCTCTGATCGCGGCGGTCAAAAAAGGCATTGATGAGCAGGCCGAAGCGCTAAAGCGGGAACTGGAAGCGAGGCGCAAAATCAATGACTTGGTGGCTCAGGGAGCAAGCCGCGATGATTTGGTGGCGCAGTTTGCTGATTTGAACCGGGTGCGCGAGTCAGTGTTTGCCGAGATTGAGCGGTTGCAGGCCGACTATGACCGCCAGTTTACGGGCACGTTCAACGTCGTGGATCGGGCGTTGTCCGGCGTGGACGATGTGCTGAACGAGGCAATCCAGAATGAGATCAAACGCGCGAATGAGCTCACGGCAGAGATTGACGCCTTAGCCGGTGCACTGGGCAGCGCGGCCGTGCAGGCGAATGAGTATGCTGATAGCATCACGCGCGGGGTAGCGGCTCAAAGGAAAGTCATCGATGCAGTACTAAGTGGCACGACCAGTGACCAGGCTCAGCAGTCTATTCGCGCGTTGCAGGATCGCATCGCCCTAGAGAAAGCGCTCCAAACGGAATTGGAGCGGCAGCGTTCAACGCTGGATGTGACAAGCCCGGCATTTGCCGCACTGACGAAGGAAATCAACGCGCTGCGGGATGGGATTGCCGCTAGTGAATCCCAGGTAGCGGCGTACAACACGGCGATCCGCGATGGGGCATTTGCCCAGGCTGATGCCAAGGCTGCGGCAGCCAAAGCGGCTGAGGAAGAGGCGGCGCGGGAGCGGGAGCGGGAAGCGCTCCAAAAGCGCCTGGCAGAAAGTCGTGCCAAGCGCGAGGCGGAGCGCGCCAAACGCGAAGCAGAGATCACAGCGTTCTACGAAAAGGGCGCGGCTGTCCAGCAGAAATTTGCTGACAGCGTGAAAAAGGCCCAGCAGGCCTACACCGACGCGGTGCAAAAAGCCGAGCAAACGCGCACGCAAAAACTGGTTGATTTGCGCAGGGCGTTTGACGCGGACGTGCAGAAGTTGGAAGTGGAGGCGGGACGACGGGCGGTAGAGACCACACGCAAAGCCGAGCAGGAGCGCGTTGATGCGATCACGGACACGCGGCGTCGGGTTGAGGACATCAACCAAAAAGCGCTGGACAGCGAGGAGGATGCAGCGCAGTCTCGCAACATTTTGCGCATTCGCGAAATCCGCAAACAGCAAAGCCGTGAACTGAGGGATGCAGCGACAGCGACCAAGCGTGTGTTGGAGGATCAGGAAGTTCAACTGACCCGGCAGCGGGAACTGGATCGTCTGGCGGCTGAACAGGCGCTCATTGATCGACGTGTCCAGTTTGAGCAGCAGCGTGTCGAGGCGCAGATTGCCTACACGCGCGAATTGGAGCAGGCGCGCCAGGTGAGAGAACGCGCCCTTCTCACCGCGCGTCAGGTATACAATCAGGAACTCAGCGATTTGTCGAATTACGGGCGTCAGCGGCTGGGCATCATGCGAGACATCATGAGCCAGGAACTAGCAATGCTGGGACAGCTTCGCAACACGGCGCGGTTGAGCGCGGCCAACACGGGCGGCAACCAGGGGCGGCAGACGAACACGACCCAGCGTGTAGGCGGCGGTGCGAACAGCCGGGCTTCTACTAACACGCCGGCTTCTACCAACACGCGCGGCAATCAACCTGGCGGGCAAGGCGCGGCGAACGTATTGAAACGTGCAGGCTACGGGTAGGTGAACGATGTTTGTATTGAGTGACGCGAAGATCGCGGCGGGCTACGACAATGTAGGGGGGCTGACGCTCATTACGGCGCTGACGGCAGGGGGCGTGTTTTTTGTAGAGCCGCTGGAATACCCGGACGACAGCTATGATCGTGGTGTGCCGCGCGTGTTCACCAATGGCATTCGCCGGTTTGAGGGGTTTCCGACACGGCGCTGGTTAAGCGGCGTGCTGTGGCTGCCCCAGTATGAGCTATTGCGCACGACATATGAAGGCCCTGTCACGTTTCGGACGCGGCTGTTCGGGACAACGTATGCCAACTACAACGGCATATTGACACTCCCGGAGCTGGGAGAACTGGATGTGGTGAATGAAACCAAGCGGGGGCTGGCAGCGCAGAATTTCGTGTGGACGTTCACACGGGTGAGGGCGATTTAACATGCCATTTCCAACGACGCTCACTGCTGGTCAACTAGCCAACCTGCGCGGCAGCACATATCGCAGTGAAACTCATCTGGCCTATTGCCCCCAGACAACGGTGTTTCGCTGTCGGCCCAGTGTAGCGGTGACGTCACGCGTGTTTGGCCAGTTCAACTATAACAGCGTCGATGTGGGAGCATTTGGCGCTGTAAAAGTCGGGCAACGCGTCTACATCACCGCCACGACGAGTTTGGTCAGGCCATTGTTTGTAGGGCGCGTGCGGAAAGCCCCCACATCCTCCATTTTCTACATTGATGAATGTCCATTGCCCCTTCTCACCAGCTATTACGTGACTGTGGTGAACGATTATGATTTGACGCGGAAACTGGCGCGCGTGGTGAACGGCGTAGAGTTAGTGGATTGGGACAACACGTACACAGCGCCTGCCCCATTGATCGGCAATTTGCAAAGCGCGTATGTGAGCCTGCCCAATGCGACAGCGTCGTTCTCGTTCGCGCCGACAGGGACACCAGTCGTCAGCGGCGGCACGATCACGGGCTGGCTGTGGGATGTGGCGGATGGCACGATCACTGTTGGCACATCTACCACACAAAACATCACCGCCAGTTTCCCGCCAGGGCATCGCTGGGTGAGAGTTACCGCCACCAACAGCGCCGGCGTCAGCAACTATTTCGTGTTTGAGGTTTATGTCGGTGACGCGCGCGTCATTTACAATGTCGGCGATGTGAGCGTGGAAGCGAGCATTGAAAATGGCTACAGTGCTTCCATCACGATGTACCGCACTGATCCCGGCGCGGCGGCACTGGCGGCTTTGCGGGACAACACACGCGTCACATTGTTCAGTGTCGAGCGGTTTGCAGATGGCACAAGCGCTCCCCTGTTCACTAACATCCTGATGGTGGGGCGGCTGCGCTCGGAAACGATGGAGACAGACGCCGATACTCAATCCGTGCGCTATCAGATTGAGGGGTTTGGCGCGCAGATGGCGGCCATCAGCAGCCAACAAGTGCTGTTGACACGCGCGACAGTCGCGGCGCTGTGGGGACAGTTCGTGAATTTGACGCCGGGGCGGGCAGCGGCCCACTTCGCGACAGCATATTCCACACTGTCGAACGTGTGTGCGTTGTCAATTCCAATGCTGGACGCGTATTTCATCAAAGATTTGCAGATTCAAGCCACGACCATCGCCCAGGCAATGGAGGACTGCGCGAAATACGTGCTGCACGTCATCCAGCACGCGCCCAGCGGCGAGATCGCTATGGCGCCCGATGCTCTTTATGCCGGGAGTTCAATCGTGGTGGCAGTGTTAGACGCGGCAGATATGTTGTCCCTCACGATTGACCGAGAGTACGCGCCATTTGTCGGGCAGGTAGAAATTGGCGCGGAAGGGTTCACGACCGCCAGCAACGTGCGCAACTATTACACTGCCTCGGCGCCGCCGACAGCACTGGGCAACGGCGATGAGGTAGAGACACTGGACGGCTTGTACCTCAAGCACAGCCAGACCGACGCCCAGTGGCGCAGTGAGCTAGCTGGGATTTGCGCGGTTTTTTACAGCACGCGCGGGGAAGCGGAAACGATCACGCTGAGAACGTGGGGCGCGTGGCAGGGGGCGCTTGTGCCGATGCTGGATCGCTGGTATCGGTTTTCGATTGTGCCGGCAGACAACGCACGCCAGATCAGCTATGCCAACACGTTGAACTGGCAGTGCGTGAGTGTGTCGCAAACCTGGTCAAATGAGAATGCCGTGCGCGAAGTCGAAGCCACGTTCCGGCTACAGCCGCCAACGGGCAATGCCCAGATTGCCGTGCAGTTGATCCCGCCGGCGCAGCCGTTTGTGCTGCCGGCGCTGCCGCCGCTGCCTCCTTACCCGGCGTTTCCAGAACTTCCAACGATCAACTACCCGGACGACTCTGTGCAGGACGATGAGGTTCAACCCGTCGATGGCAGCAGTGCCGCCCAGGCCTACTACCAGGGCAACAGCAACGCGGCGGCTGATCTGGCCAACAGCAGTCCCCCCCCGAACTGCCGGATTGTGAAAATCAACATGGCGCGTTCAACCCCATATTCAACGCCATTTATCCCGCTAAACGGCAAGCCCTACACTGTCACGGTCAGGGGAGCCGGCTTGATTCAACCACCAGTAGTGGGCGGCTGGACGTACAGTTTGGATTTTACCGTGACATCGGGGGCAGGCTGGGCTCCGTTCAGCCTGGGCAACAATTTTGCCTGCGCGCAGTATTTGACAGGCGTGGGCTGGCAGACGCTCCAGGCCCAGTACACGCCGAACTTCCCGTTGCGGCGCGTGAGGGGTGTGAGCATCCGCGCAGTGAGCGTGGGCACGGGTACAATCACCAGCATTACCCTCACGTTCACGCGCACTGTGGGCACCTTCAACCCGGCGATCACATCGTATGTGGACAGGCTGGGCAACACGGAACGGAACTGTTCCATTGGCACATCGCCATGGACAACGACCGAGGCGATTCCCTACGTGCCGGGCACGTTGTTGTTCATGCGGCTGCTGAGTGGTGTGAGCGCCAACTTCGGCGGCGACCCCGGCGGTCAGGTTACGTTGACGGGCATCACGGTCAATGGCATCGGCCAGAATTTTTTCACAGGCGCGAGCTCCCCGACACCTACCCCGGCACGCTACAGCGACGCGTTCTATGAGTTCGACGAGAATGGCGGGGATGTGACCATCGCGCAGCCCACACGCGGCTTGGAAGTGGATGGGGCGCTGCCGGCACTGCCGGCGTATAACGCGGATCACCAGTACACGCTCAGCTACGTCGGCGATGGCAGCAGCATTGAACTGCTCTATCGTGACACCACACACAGCGACAATGACGGAACGTTGTACTACCAGATTTGCAGCCAGGACAATACAGGAGTGCCGTAGATGGTGAGTCAAAATCAGATCAGACAAATTCGTCGCGTGCGCCGCGCGCTGCGGCCAGAATCGCGCATTGCCTACGTGGGCAACAACCTGGGCCAGGTTGCCGTGCCGGGCAAACCGGGGTATGTGTATGTGCGCTACCCGGCGGGATCGGACGCGGCGGGTACGATGGTGCTGTCACCAGCAGCAGCCGTGAGGAGCAGCGTCGGCGCGGCTTACCCCCCACGCCCCGGCGCGCGAGTTTTGGTTGGGAAAGACTATGAGGGGCGGGATGCAATTTTGAGCGCTGATTTCACAGGGCTAATTGAGTCAGGCATTAACCCGATCGTGACCAATCCGCTCATGCCAGAAATGCGTTACACATCCAACGACAACTATACGCCGCTCATGGCGCAGCCTGTCAGCAACCCCCTCAACACCGCGCCTAAAGTCACAGTATACAGCTGGTTTGCAGATGTGGGGTTAGACGAGGTGGTGTATGTGCCGGGCACGGACACGGCATCGAGCAAAATTGACCTGACCAGTTTCGTGCCAACAGCCGGACAGCAGCGCTACGTTGTGGTGTGGCTGGATGCGATTGATCGCACATTTCGCGTGACTGGCAGCGTTGCCCAGGCTATCACAGTTGATCTGACACTGGATGACATCAATGAGTGTTTCGTGGGCAGGCCGCCAGACGGCGTGCCGATCAAGGCGTTCAAACTGGTTGGGGGAAAGGCCTTGGCGCAGGAGCCGGCACATCTGGATTTGCGGACATTGGTCAACGTGCCGCAGCTGCTGGGGTACGACAATCCAGTTGTGGTAGAATCAAGATTGAACGCGGGCAAGCATGAAGTGGTCAAGGGGCCGTACAGTGTGAAAAGCGTGATGCACGTGCGCGGGGTGCTGCACGTGATCTAGAGAGTGAGGGGTTATGCCGCTGCAAAACGAAACGACAATTGATGGCGAGCGCGGGATTATTTTTGATGAGGTTGCTGCACCTGCCACGCCTGAATCCCAGCGCGTCCGGCTGTATGCGAAATCAACCGGAAAACTCTACATCAAAGACGACACAGGCACGGAAACGGAATTGGCGACAGGCGGCGGCGGGATGACGTCATTTAGCGCGGCTGGGGACACGGGCACGCCCCAGTCTATCACCGACGGCAACACACTCACCATTGCGGGGGGTGTTGGGATTGACACGGCGGCGGGGCCGACAGATACCGTGACGATCAACCTGGAAAACACGACCGTGACGCCTGGCAGCTACACTAGCGCTAACATCACCGTTGACGCCCAAGGGCGGCTGACGGCGGCTTCAAGTGGCAGCGCGACGACGCTGCCGGTTCCTGATACAACGGCGATTGTGCAGGGCAGCGGCGATGCGACGAAACAGTTACGGTTTGAGGTGGATGGGCTGACGACGGGCACAACGCGCGTGGCGACGATGCCGGATGCTGATCTGACGCTGGTGGGAACGGACACGACACAGACGCTGACGAACAAGACGCTGACCAGCCCGCGCGTGAATCGGCTGTTGGATACGAACGGTAACGAGTCGGTGATCCTGACGGCTACGGGCAGCGCGGTAAACGAACTGACGGTGGACAACGCGGCGGCGGGCAGTCCTGTGGTGCTGAAACCCACGGGGGATGATGCAAACGTGACGCTGCGGTTGCAGCCGAAGGGCAATGGGGTTGTCGGGCTTGAAGGCGGCGTTGTGGTGAACGACCTGGGCGCGGATGCGGATTTTCGCGTTGAGGGCGATACGAACGCGAACCTGGTGGTGGTTGATGCGAGCGCGGATGCGGTTGGGGTTGGCACGGCCACCCCGAACGGGGCGACGATTCTGGACGTGGTGACGACCACGAGGGCGGCGCGGCCTGCGCCTGGGATGACAACTGCTCAGCGCGATGCGATCAGCAGCCCGCCGGCTGGCGCGATTGTGTACAACACCAGCAACAACCGTTTGGAGTTCTACAACGGCACAACGTGGGGGCCTGTGGGCGGGGCGTCTACGAGCTATGCGCTGATTGAACACCAGCAGTCTACAGGGACGAACGGCGGCAATGTCACTGGTGGGTCGTGGCAGACTAACCCGCTGAACACGGAGTATGTGGATGCTGATGGCATTGTGACGCTGTCGAGCAACCGGTTCACCCCGGTGGCTGGGACGTATCGGGTGTCGATTGAGGCCGGGTATCAGCTGGCGTCTAACACACGCATCCGCTGCCGTATCAGGAACGTCACGGCTGGTTCAACGGTGTTTGTGACGATACAGAATGGCAACGGCGGTGCGACCGTGCCGATCACGATTACGGGCAGCGCGATTATGACGGCAAACGGAACGGACGAGTACGAACTCCAGTACTACAGCAGCGCGAACACGACGAATGGGTTGGGGATCAACATCAATGCGACGGGAGAGCCGGAAAGGTATCAGCGCGTCAGACTGGAACGTATCTCGTGAGTGTAGACGCGCTGCGGGCGGAACTGCTGGTGATCGCGCTGTCGATTGTGGCGGCTGTGGCGCTGTATGTGCGCGCGATGCTGCGGCTGCGCAACGTGACCACGAGCACGACCGTGATCGAGGGCGGGTATGGGTTTGGCGCGGCCAATGCCGGGTTGTTTTGTCGTCTGGTGACGCACTTCACAGCCAACGGCACGGATGAGTACGAGATACAGTACTACACCAGCAGCGGCCGCCCCCTGAACGGTTTGGGGTTGGCCTTGAACGAAGGTGGCGTCGAGCGCTACCAAAGCTTGTATCTGGAGAAAATCGGATGAGCGACATAAGCCTGATCACTGCTGAGATTGTTGCAGGTTTTGCGGCGCTGCTGTCTATTTTGCTTTACATGATTCGGCAAAACGCAGTGAATGAGCGCCGGCGGCGGGAATTGGAGCTAAAAGCCGAAGCCGCGCGTCAGCAGGATGAGCAGGCACGTGACGCGTATAACATGCGCCGGGATGAGAGTCTGATGCGCATGTTGATCGAGGCGCAATCTAAAATCAGCAGCGTCGAGGCGGAGCGCGCTAATTTGCTGTTGACCGTGGGGGAACTGACGGCACGGGTAGACATGAACGTTGAGAACCTCCGATTGCTGCGCCAGGAACTGGATGAAACTCGTGTCAGCCTGGAGGATGAAAAACGCGAAAACGCACGGCTTCGCGCAGAGAACGAGAAGCTGAGGGCCTCGCTGGTAGAGTTGAAGCGCGAAAACGATGAACTTAAAAGCCGGCTGTTGGTGTTGGAACAGCGCATGCCGGCGTCAACCCAGATCAACGACATTTTGGAGCCGAGCGACCATGTTTAAATGCATT